AGCGAAACGGGGACAAACTTTACAATTCATCTAAACGACCGCATCCGTGCTGCTGCCCTCTACACCACTCGTTTAACCAACGCTGAACTGGCTGCCCTTACGACCCCCTAATGGCTACCTTCCGCAAGTACGCATTCCCCAAGCAGGCCGACGCTGACAAGGTGCTGGCTCTATGCACAGGCACGACCGCTGCGGTTGGCCTTGGGGTCTTGGATAAGTTCATCGCCTACGACATCCTTTGGGAGGGCGACGCACCCGAAGATGCCACCCAGTACGAAACTTGGCCCGAACCCTGCGGAGTCCACGCCTTTGCAGGTTGGGAGGCACAATACGAAGCCGACTACAACGCCAACAAACCCAAGAGCAAATGAGATTATTTCGCAAACGCAACCCCGAAACACCCGAAACCCCTAAACTCCCTTTTATGAAATCAGCAGTCATCGCTCTCCTTCGCCACCTGTTAACCTTCATCGGTGGAACCCTCGTCGCCAAAGGCATCATCGATGCAGCCACCCTTACCGAAATCATCGGTTCCGTATTGACCTTGTTGTCAGTAGGTTGGATGGCCTTGGATAAAACAAAGGGCGAGCCGAACAAGTAATGAACCTGATAGAAACCACCATCGTCGGGAGCGTTGCAGCAATCGTCGGTGGAGCGGTCGCTTGGTTCACCAAGGGCCGTGTCGAATCGGACTCTCTGCAAGTCAGGCAAGCCCAAGCGGTCCTCGCTATGTGGCAGGCTACCAGCGAGTCCCAAAACAAAGAATTAACACAACTTCGTAATGAGGTCGTAAGTTTGCGTCAACGACTTGAGGAAATGGAACATACCATCCACTCCCTCCAAGCCGAGAATGCCAAACTTAAAAACCTCTCATGATCCTACCAGCCACCAAGCACACCCGAAACATCCACGAAGTAACCTGCCAATCGGGGCAGGAGTTCTTACTTGTCAGCGACCTGCATTGGGACAACCCCCATTGCGATAGAGGCTTGCTAAAAAACCACTTGGACGAAGCCGTCAAGCGGAATGCTGCCATTATCCTAAATGGCGACACCTACTGCTGCATGGGTGGGAAATATGACCGTCGTGCTGACAAATCGCTGATTCGTCCCGAACACAACACCGACCGATACTTTGACGCTATTGTGGACACCTCGGTGGAATGGTTCGCTCCCTACGCCAAAAACATTTTGCTGATAGGATATGGAAACCACGAAACCGCTATCATTAAACACGGGGAAACGGACCTCCTGCAACGCTTTGCCAGCACCCTCAACTACGCCACAGGGTCAGCGGTTCAAGTTGGCGGTTACGGAGGAACCATTGACATTCGAGTGCTGCACGATACAATCCGTGGAGTCAACTTCGTAGTGCATTATTTTCATGGGCATAGTGGGGGAGGGGTGGTTTCGCGCGGAGTAATTCACGATCAGAGGCTCCTTGCCGGGACCGAAGGATACGACTTGACTTGGATGGGCCACGTCCACGAATTGTACTACCACCAAAACATGGTTCACCGCTATGACCGCTCAACCAAAACCCTCATTCAAAAACCTATTCACCAACTTCGTACGGCTACTTACAAGGAAGAATGGGACGGAGGCTACATGGGCTTTCATACTGAGCGAGGAAGAGGCCCGAAGCCTTTGGGAGGCTATTGGCTGAAACTGGAAACCTCACGGAATAGTAGCAAGGACAACAAGGGTCCCGAACTTCAAGTTCACGCCACCTTCACGCCAGCGGATAGGTTGTACTAACCGGCAGCGGTCAGGTATAGGTAGCCGTACTCCTTTTCAGCATTAAACTGGGGACAAGCCTTGGTTACACCCGGAAAGTCCCTGTGTCCGCATATCCGAGCGGTAGGGTACTTTTTAAGCCAATCAAGCAGCACCACGGCAATCGCTTGACGCTGGCCGATAGTTCGGTCATCTTTGTCCTTGCCTCCGATATAACTCACATGAAGGCTTGTAGCGTTATGCCCCTGCACTCCGTTGGTGATGGCACTATCAGGAGCCAAGACCGTTACATTCCCGGTTGAATCAATGATCCGATGGTAGCCGACCGACTTCCATCCAAGGGCCTCCTTCCAATGCTTGCGGATGGAGGCGATGGTCGTGTTCTTCGGGGTAGCTGTGCAATGGACGACGAGGTGGGTGATGGTTCTCATTCTTCGGGATTTAATGCGTGAAAATAACTGACCTGCACTTCGTCTGCGAGGTTCTGCTGACTTGCGATGCTGACCTCCTTGGTCCCGGCCCATTGAGCCATAGCCGGGTCGTAGCCCAACAACTCGCAGGCTTTCCGGTATTCCAAGAGCAGGGCGTGGTTGCCTTCAAGATCAGCGTTGTCAATGGCTATCATCAGCCGTTCCAAGGCGTTCGTCAGGGCCTTGGCAGGTCGGAGGGAGTGGTATTCGGGCATGGGTTAGGTTTGTACAAATGTAGGTAAATCCCCCCAAATCGCAATAAAACGGGGGATGAATAATTTTTTTGCTACGAGGTGGCACAAATAGGGTCGGACTGCATTATCTTTGCTTTACAAACCAACCACAAAACCTATGCTTATACTTGGATTTGCTCATCAGTTCTACACCCTTTGGGATGTAACCGAGAGTCCCGTTTACGTTACGGATGCTTATGGTAACCACCACCTTGCACGGGTTAACCATCAATTTAACTACATAAAGAATGTCGCAATTGACAAGGCCGATGCTATGGCTAAGTACCCGAATGTGCCAATTGACGAGAATTTGCGTGGCAAGTCAAGGAGTTTTTCCGAAGAAGGCGCAGACCAGCGTCCTACTGACATCGTTTGGTTTGGCAAGTATGCTGGCCTACCGTTGGCCGAGGTTGCTGACAAGAACTTTGAATATATCTTGTGGATGCACGAAAACTGCGGCCGGTATGTGGATGCTATTGAGGCACTACCACAATATCAAAAGCACCTTGCTGACATTGCCTCCAAGCGTTCAGCAGCCTTAGCCAACGCCTTCAGTTGGGAGCAAGGCTCATCGATTGACATTATAGGTACACGCAACGGCTATAATTGTGTTCCGGTTGATGAGGTAGGCGAAAATGGCTTACGCTATTGCTTGTTTGATGCAGAGTTGCCTACGGGCGAGCCTGTTTGTGTCAAGGCAAATGATTGTAGGTTGGTCAGCGGTAAGTACCCTTACATTATGCCGGTAGTCAATGGCAAAGCGGTCAAGACCAAAAACAAAGCATTCACCATTACCCCGTCATCATTTCAAGCAACTCTATCAAGCAACAACGAAATCCAATACTTTGTCACCCTCTAACCTCAAACCTCAAAACCATGAACCACGAAACCAAAGCCAAACTCAAAGCAGCCCTCGCAACGGGCTACATCCTGCTGACCGCCTGCCTCGGCATCGCCTTCTTCGGGCGTTTCATCTTCGCACTACTAACCAACTAAACCTCAAAACCATGCACAAATTCAAAACCACCAACATCAAAGGGAAGGACTACGTTGAAGTCAATCAACGCCTCCTGTACTTTCGCAACGAACAAGCCTACGCTGGCTGGTCGTTGGAATCCGAACTCATTGACCTGCAACCCGACCGCTGCTGCGTCCGTGCAGTTATCCGGGACAACGAGGGCCGCATCCGTGCTACGGGCCACGCCTCCGAGGACAGGACTTCCAGTATGATTAACAAGACCTCCTACGTCGAGAACTGCGAAACCTCTGCTTGGGGCCGTGCCTTGGCCTGCATCGGTATCGGTATCGAAACAAGCATCGCATCGTCCAACGAGGTGCAGATGGCGATTGCCCAGCAGAACCTTGGCGACCTCAACGACAAACTCGGACTGGTCCCTTCCTACGACGAACTGACCACCGCAACCCTTAAGGCCGACTTCCTTGCCTTGCTTGACAAACTACCAAAGGAGCAGCAGGCGAAGTTCATGAAGGACATCGATCACATGACCCCGGCACGCTTTGAGAAAGGCATCCAATTCATCCAAAACCAACTTGCAAGATCATGAACCTACTTGAACAGATGGAACACCCCGAAAAATGGTACATACCTGTAACTGAAGATAATCGTGAGGAACTTGAACCGTGGTGGCGAAAACAAATCGCAGAAAGCGGATGGACAAGGAATAATAAAAACGCCCAACTAAGCGTAAAAGTCCTGTTGCTTTCGAAACACCCCTACGATAATAGTCATTACTATTGCGGAAGCGAAGGCCAATTGAACCGCAAACACCCATCCTACCAAAAAATAACCCTTGAACAATTCCGTCAAATCACAAACCCAAACCTTAAATCATGAACCTACTCGAACAAATGAACGCAGCGGAGTTTAAGAAACTCCTTAAGTACAAAGAGAAAAAACCAAGAGAAGGAGAAGCCCTCGTTAAAGTATTGACTGAAACCGACTACGTCAGTCAATTAAAAGTTTACGATGCAGTTGACCTTTGCGTTGTATTGGATTGCGCTGACCTTGATGCTTTTTCTTTTCTTTTCAAATCTTTCAAATCCAGACCATGATTCACCCAACCCTCATCACCATCCCAAAGGCTGACATCTGCAAGGCAGAGATAGCCCAAATCGCCCAGCAACTGACCGACCGAATCAATGAGGGAGAGGTCAACCCGGTAGAGGCCCACATCAAACTAAAGGCCATCGTCAAGGCGTTGGAGGCCACTATCAAGGCCACCGAGCAGACCGTAGCCGACGAAGCCTCGAAGCACGGCAAAACCTTCCAAGCCTTTGGTGCAGAGATTACCCTCAAGGAAGGAAGCCTCACGCCAAACTACGAGGAAGATCCTATCTACGCCGACCTTAAAGCACAAATGAAAGCGAGGGAGGAACTGCTCAAGATTGCGTTCAGGCAAGCAGGCAAGACCGCTATCTTTGACGAATCCACAGGCGAGCAGGTTCCAGTCTGCACCGCCAAGGCAACCAAAGCGTCCATAGCCGTATCGTTCCGATGAAGCAAGTCATCAACACCATCAAGGCTTTGCGGTTATTGTCGCAGAAGCCTCTCAGAGCCTCTCAGTTGCAAGAAATTCTTGGGACGAGCAAAGGGGCCACCTACCGAATCATAAGGGATTTACGGGCCTCAGGAGAGGTCGTAGAGAGAACCCTTTGCACTTACTCAATTAAACCCAAAAACCAAGAACAATGAAAAACAAACAAACAATCGGCCAATGGCTGAAATGGGACTTTAAGGCCAATGGAAACATTGAGATTATGGACAAAAATGGTAATGTTGTCTACTATGAGTATTTAAATGGATATTGGTGCAAATATGAATACGATTCGCAAGGCAAACTCATCTACTCTGAGGATTCAGACGGTTATATTGAGGACCACCGCACCCCCGAAATCATTGAACACAACGGACGTAAATATCAACTAATACCTAACCAAAACCCCCAACCATGAGCAAAACAAAAGAAAGAAGACCTGACTTAAATGAAATAGTTGTTACAACTGGTCAGCGATTTAAAGTCAAAGAAGATAGACGCACATTATTAAAACACATTCATTTTGCCAAATCAAACTCTTATGGGGTAATTAAAATTACAACTGATGCATATGAGGGTTTTGATGATTGGGACCCAATTGATGGCAATAATGAAATTCCTAATAAGTTTTTAATAGAAGATGACGTTTACATTAACCCCGATTTTATTTTATTTATTATTCCTATAATTTAACCCCCAACCATGAGCAATTACACCCCCCAACCCAACACCTTCACCCTGTTCGTAAACGACAAGGGCGACAACCCTAAGCGTCCCGATTACCGGGGCGACGTGGTTCTCCCCGATGGAACCAAGATGCGCCTCTCCGGGTGGGTCAAGGAATCCAACGGCAAGCGGTTCATCAGCGGTAAAGTAGAGCCGATGCAAACGCAGACCAGCGGTGGAAATTTTGCACCCCAAGACGGTGATATGCCTTTTTAGTGTAAATTTGTGCCTTAGATACATTTACCAATAGACGCATTGCTTGTATAGCAGCCAAGTGATGCTACCGATAAAGGGTCATGCTTGAACCCCTACCCCGGCTGCTGCTATCAGTCGGGGTATTTTTTTTTACCGCTATGAAGCAAATATCTTGGTTTAAATTCTCCCCAGCCGATTGGATGATGGGCAGAATATCACGGCAACCTGCCGAAGTTCAAGTCGCATTCCTACGCCTTTGCTGCGTGTATTGGAACGCAGAATGTGAGATGACTCACGACCATGCTCACTTGGAGGGGGACGGACACTTGGAGCGACTACTCACAACCAAACTTGTTGAAACCAATGGTCAGCATATCTTCATCAAATTCCTTGATATTCAATGGGAAGAGGCCAATTTGCACCGTACAAAGATGTCCGAAGCAGGCAAAAGAAGTGCCGAACGAAGGCTTACTAAAATTGTAGAAACTCCAACTCACGTTGAACCTATGTTGAACCTACCTTCAACTGAGGTTGAACCTGTGTTCAATAGAGAAGAGGAGAGAAGAGAAGAGGAGAGAAGAGAAAATGTGAGTGAGCAGTTCGAAGGCTTTTGGAAAGCATTCCCAAGAAAGACCGACAAGGCAAGAGCCAAGCGTTCCTTCCTACGCCTAACCAAGACCGAGCAAGAACTGGCAGTCAGCAACATTCAACGCCTCTACTCCGAAACCCCTGCACAATTTGTCCCCCATCCTTCCACCTACCTCAACGGCAAAAGATGGGAGGACCAAGCCATCCAACGAACACCTAACTTCGCATACTCAAACCTAACCTCCGATGATGAACCCTTACCAGTTGTCCGCTGAACGCAAACTGCTCGGCTGCCTCATGGACAAGTTCGTGAACCGAACTGTCCTCCTAACCCAAATCCCGGAACGCCTATTCACGGGCAACAACGTCCTGCTCTACCGGGCCATTGAATCCCTCCACAAAGCAGAGCGAGAGGTGGATGTCGTAACCGTCTACAAGTACCTTGCAGACCAAGGCCAAGCCCATGTTCTACTCGAAGGCATCGACCCCGAAGCAGGGCTTGTCAGCAACTGGAAAACCTACGCATCCGACCTGCACGACCTTTGGAAGGAGAGGGAGGAAGCAAGAATCATGGAGGAACTGGCACACGATAGGGACATTCCCAAAGCGTTCCAACGCTACCAATCCATCCAAGCGGTTGAGTCCAACGCCTCCGAATCCTCGGCCCATGAACTCGCCAAGGACTTCCTCGCCAACATGAACGAGGTCCGGGAAGGCAGACGCAAGGACCAAATCTACCAAACCTTTATCCGACCGCTCGACAACATCTGCACCGGGTTCAAGCCATCCGAGTTCATCCTCGTAGGTGGTCGTCCTGCAATGGGCAAGACCTTGCTTGCTCTCCAAATAGCGATGAACCAAGCTATGGCCGAAATCCCTGTCGTGTTCTTCACGATGGAGATGTCCGCTGATCAACTGACCCAGCGCATGCTTTCCAACCTTGGAACCATGGACGGGTCTGCATTCCTAAAGCCCGACGAGCGAATTAGCACCGAGCAGTACCTGACCTTGGCACAAAAGGCTGATCAACTCAAAGGCAAGCCTCTCTACATCGTGGATCTGCATCAAGCAAACCTTGACCGAATCGAGGGCGAAATCGCAAAACTCAAGGCTAAGTTCGGAATCGTTGGTTTCTACCTTGACTACTTGCAACTCGTAGAGCCTGCGAAGATTGACAAACCCAAGCCCAAAATCGAGCAGATGACCAACATCTCCAAGCAACTCAAAGCAATCTGCAAACGGCAAAAGGTATTCGGGGTCGTGGTTTCTTCGCTATCACGGGCAACCGAAGGCAGGTCCGACCATCGCCCCATCATGTCCGACCTTCGAGAAACGGGGCAACTGGAGTTTGATGCCGACAAAATCGCCTTTGTCTATCGCCCATACGAACACGATAAGAACGCAGAGCAGGACCTCATGGAAGTCATCTTCCGAAAGAACCGGAACGGAGGGCTTAAAACCGCACAAGTCCAATGTCAACTGCCTTACACCAAAGCAAACGAATATCCGCTATGACCCCTGAATACACCCTGCAAGCCGCTTGCGTCAAGTTGTTCAAACTCTTGAAGCCACAAGAAGAAGGGCGGTTGTTCCTTAACCTCAACAACCCCCGAAGCCGAACCAACGGTCATTTTCTCAAAGGCATCGGCCTGACCGCTGGGGTTGCAGACATGACCTACCTGTCCGACAAGGGAGTCATTTTCCTTGAGTTCAAGGCCAATAAAGGCAAGCAGTCCCTCTCCCAAAAGTGGTGGCAGGGGGTGATCCAAGAGGCAGGGTACAGGTACGAGGTAATCCGAAGCATTGAGGATTTTCAAAAAGTAATTACAACCAATTAAACCAAACAAATAAACCCCCAAAACATGAGAAAATTAATTTTAGAACACAACGGCCTTTGCATCATTAACGCAACGCTTGAGCATACTGGCTTTCAAGGAGGCGACGCAGGACACGGAGGATATGTGGCTATGACCTTTCAAGATATGGCGTCAACATCAATGGAATGCTATGTGAACGATGACACATCAAGGGTTGAGCCAGTAAAAAAGATTGAAATCGTTTTCCGAGGCGACGACGAAAGGGATGGCTTGATTAAGATTCTCAAAGCCTTCGTAAGAGAATTGGAAGAAAACCCTACCTGTTAGGTTGCAAGTGTGGAATAGTTGTGTAGATTTGTTCCATGCGATTCCTACTGCTGCTCCTGCTGACCGCTTGCACCAACGACCGCCCTTGGAAGGTGATTGAGGTCCGGGCCAAGGGGGATGCTTGCGAGTATGTCCTATCCCGCTCCAACGGATTCGGGCCTCAAGTCAAGACCCTGACCGATTCGTGTGGGAGGTATCGGTTGTTTGAAACTATACCCAATCGGATATAATTTATAGAAAAACTTAAAATTTATACGCATTCGGGTATAATGAATGATAAATCGGTCAATAAGTACCCTTATCGCATATAATGAATGATAAATCCGTCAGCCTCTGGTCTTACCAAACCTCGACCAGCGTCAGCCTATAAACTTACCAATCAAACCCCAAACCCATGAAAACCACACCTATCGATTTCCGTCGCTGGCAACTGCACATCCGCAAGGAGTGCGTCAACTGCAACCGACCCGACAAATCCGAAACCATCAAGCCTTGGTCCGTCAACTGGACCCTGCTTGGTCGAATCCTCCAAGCCAAAAACGCCTGACCATGGAATGGGTAAAATGCTTGGACCGGATGCCGACACCTTACGAGCCAGTCCTGATTTTTACGACCGACATGAATCAAGCGTATGCGTGGCTTGGGGATGGACGCTGGTACTACGAGCATCAAACGTGGTTCCTAATCGAAGTAAGCCATTGGATGCCTCTACCCCCTAACCCGTTTTAACCTAAACAAAATGAAAACACCAAGCGAACTAAGAGACTATTTTGCATCAAAAGCCCTTGAAGGGATATTTTCAAACGATTCATTGTATCGCTCAATATGTATGGATGCAGGTAATAACACAAGAGACAAAGAAAAAGACACTTATGAGAACTATATAGCCCAACAGTGCTATAAAATGGCAAACGCTATGATGAAAGAGCGAAAGATTGTATTGGATATCCTTGCCAAATAACTCGTTTTAACCATGGACCTAATCTCACGCACCATACTCGGCTACACGGCAGAGGTCGTCGGGGTCAGCCCGGACGACATCTTGAGCAATGTAAAAACCCAAGAACTGGTCCTTGCTCGAAGCATCTTCGCAGACATCGCTTACTCGGAGTACCTGTACACCTACTGCCAAATCGGTCGAATCATAAAGAGGAACCACGCAACGGTCATGCACAACCTCGAAATCCTTGCGATAAACATGAGGGCAAGACCCGACATCAAGTTTCTTCGTACACAAGTTTTGAACAGGACACGGGATTTTTTGCAACATTAGCGAGAACCTCCTCCATCTTTGCGTGAGTGAACGCAGAGAGCATCGTCCTTGACCTTTATCGAAGCGGAGAAATCCGCAAGGCTTGCCTCACCATTACGGGGGGCAATCCGCTTTGGAAGGACCTCGAACAAGAGGTCGTCCTGATCCTGCTCGAAAAAGACCCCGACAAGATTACCAAGATGCAGGTCCAAGGCTACCTGCGGTTCTACATCGTTCGGCTGATAATGAACCTGTACCGGGGAAACAACAACCAATTCGCAAAGAAGTACCGACACCACGACGAGCGAGTCGAGGTTGACCCCGAAACCCAAGAACTAAGCAAGGACTACGACTCCCTGCTCGACGACCTTTGGGCTATTGCCCAGCAAGAGATGGACTCTTGGGCGAAGGATGGGGCATTTCCGTACGACAAAGAACTGCTGAACCTGCTGATGCAAACGGGGAATATGAAGGCCATGTCAAGGGAAACGGGCATCCCTTACCGTAGCATCATTTACTCCATCGAACAGGCCAAGGCCAAAATCAAAACCGCAATTGAAGCCAATGGATATACTGGTCTATCCCATCCTGATTAGTGCGCTCGCTACCCTTGCGGTCGTGGAGTTCCGGGTGCTGCCGGGATGGTTCTACGCTTTGCCATTCGCCAAGCGCAAGCCGTTTAGTTGTATGACCTGCTTCGGGTTTTGGCTTGGCTTTGCCCTGACCCTGCCGACCTGCCAATGGTACTTGGCTCCAATCCTTGGCCTTGCATCCTCCGCCACCGCAATAATCATTCGGGAATGGACCTTCAAATGACAACCGACCAATTCATCGTGGCCCAAAAGCATCGCAAGTACTGGGATCAATATGTGGCATCCCTAACCATGCGACTCCCACCCGATGCGGTTGGGGAACTGCAAGCCATCCTGACCGCTCACGGACGACCTCCCACAAATTGGTGGTGCGCAGACTGCGTAAAATCGGCCCTCCAATACATTTACCTTCAAGCGGACTTGTTTGCCGAAGCCAACCAAAACACCATAACCCACCCCCTAAATGCCCCTGCCAATCCCGAACAATAACGAGTCAAGAGAAGGCTTCATTGGTCGTTGTATGTCCAACAACAACGTCAACACGGAGTTCCCCGATACGGCTCAAAGATTGGCCGTTTGCGGCTCAACTTGGGAGAATCACAAGCGGCAGCAGTTCGAGTCTTATTCCGACTACGGCCAAGAGATTCGGGCCAATGCCAAGCGAGGGATAGAGTTGAACGAGCGGAACGGCAACAAGTGTGCGACTCAAACAGGTAAGGTCCGGGCGCAGCAGTTAGCGAATGGCGAGCCAATCTCCGTGGAAACCATCAAGCGGATGCACTCCTACCTATCCCGTGCAGAAACCTACTACGACAACGCAGACGACACCTCGGACTGCGGTTACATCTCCTACCTCCTGTGGGGCGGTAAGTCTGCTTTATCATGGAGCAGGAATAAACTCCGAGAACTTGGCGAACTCGAAGGCGAAGGATGACGAGGCCCAAGTGCAGGCTCGGATGGACTCGCTTATGATGGTGATCACTACCCTCTGCGACTGCATCGGAGCGGTGGATGAGTCCAATGCCCCGAACCAATACGAAGTGAAAATGAAAATCGTAAACAAGATTAGCGACCTAATCGACAAAATCGAATACTGATGGCAGGCCGACCCCCAATTTGGAATACCCCCGAAGAACTATGGGCTGCGTTTGAGCAATACCGAGCCGAGAATAAGGCCAACCCTTACCGGGTGCAGGACTATGTCGGCAGGGACGGGGACATGGTTTACCGGGATAAAGAGCGTCCGATTACCTTTAGAGGCTTTGAGGGATACCTTGCAGAAAATGGCGTTTGCCATAACCTATCGCAGTATCGAAATGGAGATAGCGACCATCACAAGGAATTCTTATCAATCATTACACGCATAAGGCTGACCTGCGACAAGGATATGCTGGAGGGTTCAAGTGCTGGCGTTTACTCGGCCAACATTGCCTCACGTCTGCTTGGCTTGGTTGACAAGCAGGAGAACACGGTCCACATCGAGCAACCCCTATTCCCCGACAATGGCTGATGCCGGTAAAAGAGCAGGAGAAGTTCATCCGAACCACGGCCGTAAATAAGGTCCGTGAGTTAAAGCGGTTCGTCAAAGGGGTACAAGGCGGCTCGTCCGCATCCAAGACGTACTCCATCCTTGCCGTTGAAATTGACTATTGCACGAAGAATCCGTACACGGAAACGAGCGTTGTAGCCGAGTCCATCCCACACCTCAAGCGTGGGGCCATGAGGGACTTCATGAAGATTATGACCGTTACAGGGCGGTTCAACGCTGCCCGATGGAACGCCACCGACTTTAGGTACAAGTTCGCTAACGGGTCTTACATCGAGTTCTTTTCGGCTGACGATGACTCCAAGTTAAGGGGTGCAAGAAGGGACAGGCTCTACATGAACGAGGCCAACAACCTATCCTTCCACGCTTACACGGAATTGGCAGCACGGACCAAGCAATCGGTTATCCTTGACTGGAACCCGGTCAACGAGTTTTGGTTTCACTCCGAACTGATGCAAGACGAGGACGTGGACTTCCTCATTCTAACCTACAAGGACAACGAA